GTTAGAGATTATCCAAAAGTAGTTTTTAATATTGCTGAGGGTCTTTCTAAAGAAATTAAAAAAGACATAAGTCAATTGATTCAAGTTACTAAAGCTAATTTAGGTCTTGGAAAAGCTAGATATAAAGATTTTGATGACGAATACTGGCAAGAATTATATGCTGGTGGAATAGCTTTTGAAAATACTATTCTTGAAGGTTTAGATAGATTAGCTAGTGGAGAAAGGTTTTATAGCAAGAAACTAAGAAATGCGTCTGATATGTTTTTTAAAATGAGTTTATTAACTCAGTGGACTAGAGCTGTTCAAGGTGCAGCTTTTACATCTGGTAAAATGTTAATACAAAGAAACTTACAAAAGCTATACGACCATAAATTAGGAATTGCAAAATTAACTGAAGGTAACTTCAGAGGTCTAGGCATGAATAAAAAAGCATACTTAGAAAAACAATTACAAGAACTTGGCATTGACCCAGAAGAAGGCATGGCTTGGTATCGAAGTTCTTTAGATGACAACTTAGATTTTAATCCTAAAAAAGCTCAAAATTCTCCTTTTTATAAAGAAAAATATTTAGAAGGAGCTAAAAGATTTACTAACGAAGTTATTTTAAATCCTAATAGAGCAGCAGCAGCCAAGTCTACTGTAATGTCAAGTGGTTGGGGAAAAATTGCTTTTCAGTTTGCTAGTTATCCAACTCTATTTAATAACATAGTTATAAAAAGAATGCTTAATGAATTAAGAGAATTTCCAGTACAAACATCACCTAAACTTTTAGTTACAGGATTTTTAATGACTAGCATTGCCATGTGGATGAATCAACTTAGAAATCCAGAAAGGCATAAGAAGCTAAGTGACTTTGACAATGTTGTAGAAGGAGCAGAAAGATGGGGTGCTTTAGCTCAGGGTGCTAATCTTAAAAAAGGTATAGATGCAGCTAAATATGGTTCAGGATTTGGTGGCGTACTTAGTAGAGTGTTTTTTGGTCCTACTGTTGGAGATGCTTTAGATTCTTTAGAATATAAATTAGGTCCTACTACTTTAATAACTAGAAATTTTCCATTTCAACAACCCGGTAAAAGAGTGTTTCCTGAATTTTTTAAAGAGGTACAAGAAAGAAGTAGAGAAGCTGATAAAACTTTTTTTGGCTTAATTGACGAAGATGATACAAGAGGTCTTTACAGAACTGGAGGACCTGTAGTAGGTGTTCCTAATGCTCCTGATAGACCAGAAGAAAGGGTAAATAAATACACTGGTGTACCTTATGATTTAGAAGCTGGACCAACTGCACAGCCTGAAAAGGATAGAAAAGGTTTTAGTGAAGAAGGTAAGTTATTAGCAACACTTCGCAGAAGAAAAGAAAAATAATGTATAAATATTTTAGCGAAGACGAATTAAAGTGTAGGCATACTGGTCAGTGTGATATGGACTGGGCATTTATGCAGACCATAGAAAGAATTAGGGAACGTTGTGGTTTTCCTTTTAAAGTAAGCAGTGCCTATCGTTCCACTGAGCACCCTATAGAAGCTGCAAAGGATAATCCGGGTGCTCATACAACAGGCAAAGCTATGGATATATTGGTTAGTGGCGAACAAGCTATGACTCTTATAAAGATAGCTATCGAAGAGGGCATTAATAGGATTGGAGTCGCACAAAAAGGAGACCGTGCTTCAAGATTTATTCATTTAGATATGGATAACTCTAGAGCTACTCCTAGAGTTTGGAGCTACTAATTGATACTCTATAGAGAAAAAGACTTAGACGAAGCTTACAAGATAGATTGTAAAGCTCGTTCTCGTAATAACATGCCTTGGATAAAGCGAGAAGATTTTAGAAAGATATACGAAGACTTGATGGATTTGTATATGATACAACTAAGTCCTAGACAGCTCTTAGAAGTTGAAGAGATACCAGAAGTATTACTAGACTCACTAAAAGGAATATTAAATAAAAGTTTACATTTTGAACCGGAGGAATAATGCCAGACCCAATAACAAATTCAGTAGTAGGAATAGCAGGTAGTGTTTTAAATAAGTTTGTCGCAGACAAAAACTTAAAGATGCAACTTGAGCATGAACTCAAGACACAATTACAAACTGCTAATCTTGCTCAAGTACAAATTAATAAAATAGAAGCCGGACACAAATCTTTATTTGTAGCAGGTTGGAGACCTTCTGTAGGTTGGGTATGTAGCATTGCTATGGCATACCACTTTATCTTAGCTCCAATAGTTGAGTTCGGTGTTAACATCGCAGGTATTCAAGTAAGTTTACCTGAGTTTGACTTTTCACAACTGTCCACGATTCTAATGGCTATGCTTGGCATGGCAGGTCTTAGGACCTATGAAAAGCAAAAGAAAGTTGCCAAAGGTGACGACTAATAATAATGACAACAGAATGGATAACAGTAGTAGAAACTATCGGTATACCAGCAGTGGTAGCAATAGGTCTTGGTTATCTAGTTTGGACATTATTTAAATCTTTGATAGCTGACTTACATAAAAAGTTAGATACTCAACATCAAATGATTGTTGCCTTGATAGATAGAATCAGGCAAATGGATAATGATATGATTCGTATAGATGCAATGTGTCGAGCTGCTATGGGTATCAAGCCCGATACGAATCGAATAGCCAGAGCAGACGGTCAAAAAGACCAACGCAAAGACTAATCAAAATTTTATTAAAAGGTGCTGAATGTTCTTGTCATTCGGTAGAATTAACTATTTCACAAAGGAGGTAAAAGAGTGAGAACAGACGAAACTGTATGCGTATTATGCATAATGTTTTGGGTTGCTTGTGGTATGTTTTATGCTACTGTAACTTTTTAATCCGTATTTTGAACACGGGCATTTAAACAAGATTCAATATAACTATGTATTTCATCAAGTTTAACTGTAGCTTCTCTTATGATAACCCGAAGATTTTCATAGTCTTGTCGGGATAAATATTTTTTAAGTTTCGCTATGTCAACTTTGGTTCTTTCCGTGACAAGGTTTCCGCTTTTGTCATATAGTAATCTATAAGCTAAAAGTTGTGCTTCATTTCGTTTCGTTTTCATTGTTAAATCCTGTAAAGGTTAATTGTCCATAATCACCTCTCAGTCCGGCTTTTTGATATGAGGTAGCTCTACCTTCAAAAAAGTTTTGATGCTCTACTCCCAACACATCATCTAACCATCCTAAAGGATTATCTTTCTGATTAAAGTTAGGTTTAAGTCCTAACTGTAACAGTCTTCTATCAGCAATGTATTTGTTGTACGCATACATTTCTTCTTTAGTTAATCCTTCAATATCTCCCATTTCGAATACTAAGTCCAAGAACTTTTCTTCTAGTTTTACCATATCTCTACATATCTGATAAATTTCTTTTTTAAAGTCATCTGTCCAAATATCTAAATTTTCTTTGATAAATTCTCTAAACAATCTAGTCATTGCTTCTACATGTAAGCTTTCATCTTTAATAGAATAAGCCACAATCTGACACATACCTTTCATCTTTCCATATCTTTGAAAGTTCATGAGTATAGCGAAGCTACTGAATAGCTGTAAGCCTTCCGTAAAGGCTGAATAAACGGCTAAAGCTTTGGCGATAGTCCTTTTATCAGACTTAATAGTTTTAAGGTCTGTAATGTACGCATGTTTGTCAGACATTTCTTCGTATTCGGCAAAGGCTTTATATTCTATATCAGGCATACCAACAGTATCTAATAATAAACTGTAAGCATGTTGATGGATTGCTTCCATGTTACCAAAGGACAGCATCATCATTCTAGCTTCTGGAAGCTTGAAAAGTTGCATATATCTTTCAACATATCCCGAAGCAACATCTACATCGGATTGAGTGAACAATCTAAATATCTGAGTAAGTAAGTTTTTTTCAGAATCAGATAATCTTTCATTCCAATCTTTTACATCAGTATGTAATGGTACTGACATAGGATGCCAATGCATTCTGTTTTGTAAATCGTAATACTCAAACATCCAACCATAGTCAAAAGGTTTGTAGTAATCTCTAGTTTTTAATAAGCTCATTAAGTTCCTCGTTTAGTTAAAAGTGTTTATATAATTTTGTAAATTTTCCATGTCTTCAAGAGAGAGGTTAGCAGCCTGACCCCACATGAGAGCAGATTGTGCACCTCTAGTTTCTCCATTTTTATATTGCATTAACATTTTTACAATAGAAGTGCTACCAACAAGTTTTGGTCCAATACCTCCTTCTCCTTTCATACCATGACACATATTACAATTAACATATATCTTAGCACCTTTATCAGCAGGTGTTTCTGTTTGCATTGCAACTCTTTTTGCCTCTAATTGTTCTGTAAATGTACCATACTTTGCAGTATATTCTTCGTAACATTCACCCCAACAACTATGTACGTCTCCGTATCCAGAAACGTCTGCGTTAATTATAGTTGTATAAAGTATTCCCACAATACCTAATACACTAACCAATAACATTGCTATACTATGTTTCATATTATCCCTCACAAGCAATACATTCCACTTCATCTAACTTAATTCGTGGAACTTTAATGTTAACATTCTCTGCAGCTTTAGCAGCATCAGACCTAAAATAATAAAGTGATTTTAATTTATTAGCACCATACCAATGAACATCACTAACATACTGTAAGTATTCATTATGCTGTTCTTGATTCTGAGTTGAATCAGGTAAGATAAAAAACAAATTAACACTTTGACTTTGACATATAAACTCTTGTCGCTTATATGCATGTTCGACAACCCAAATTTGATTTATCTCATCTGCGGTTTTAAATACTTCTTTTTCTTCTTTTGTAAATAACTTTAACTCTTGTATTGACCCACGATTATCACTAATATCTTGCCAGACTTTCTTACGCTTTTTAGGGTCGGTTACTTTTTTGTTGATGAGTTTTTCAAGGTTTTTGTTTTTGACTTTATAGCTTCCAGATAGCGTTTTATGAGTGAAGACGTTAGCCCTGATGGGTTCGATGGATGGAGAAGTTCCCCCACAAATAATACTGGAACTAGCATTAGGTGCAACAGCAAGGAGATGGCAATTCCTAAGACCAGAATTAGAAATATCAGGAGCTTCCCCCCGTAATACAGCAAGTCTTCTAGATGCAAGAACAGCAGCTCCTTTGATGAACTTAAATAATTTATAGTTGATGCCAGTCGAGAAGATTCCCTCAAAGGGTATGTTTTGATTTTGTAAATAAGAATGAAAACCCATTGCTCCAAGACCAATAGACCTTTCACGATAGGCTGAATAAGCAGCTTTTGTAAAGCCTTCTTTGCCTTCTTTAATATGTTTTTTAAATCTCTCATAGTTTGCATTGTAACCTCCAAGTGAATTTAAATCGACTGCATTTTCAATAAAGTGTTCTAGCACATTGTCAAGCATAGTCACTAAATCATCTATAAATTTATCATCTTTAGACCATTCATCAAAGTGTTCAAGGTTGACACTTGACAAACAACAGACTGCAGTTCTTTCGTCATTAGTAGGTAAGGTTATTTCTGAACACAAGTTACTTTGTTTTACCTCTAATCCTAAATCTTTTTGTCCTTGGGGTAGAGCATCATTACAATTATCTATATTGACAATGTAAGGCTCTCCAGTTTCTGCTCTAGCATCTAATAACTTAGACCAGAGCTCTCTAGCTTTTATAATCTTAACAGCTTCATTTGTTTTCGGGTCAATCAATCGCCAGTCATCATCTTCTTCTACAGCTTTTAAAAATGCATTAGTTATATTAACTCCATTGTGTAAGTTCAAACACTTTCTATTTACATCGCCACCGGATTCTTTTCGCATGACCATAAACTCTTCAATCTCTGGATGAGATATATCCATGTAAGCAGCATAGCTACCTCGTCTAGTTACACCTTGATTAAAAGCTAACATCTGAGAGTCTACTACTTTCATAAAAGGTATTGAGCCAGTAGACTTACTGCCATTACTTGTAGGTATGCCATCACTTCTAACATCTCCCCAGTAACCACCAATACCACCACCAGAACTAGCTAACCAAATGTTTTCATCATAGTGACTGGATAAACCACCACGATTATCTGGAACATAGTTAAGAAAACAACTGATAGGTAATCCTCTAGTTGTACCGCCATTAGAAAGAATAGGGGTAGAAAACATAAACCAAAGATTAGAAACATAATTATAAATTCTTTGAGCCATGTCAAAGTCGGTTTCTTCTTTGAATGTAGAAACAAATATTGAAGCTCTAGCAAATGCTTCTTGTGGCGAAGTTTCGTTCTGCCATAAATACCTATCTTGAAGAGTATCTAAACTAAATTTGTCTAGCTTTTTATCTTTGTCATAGTTTATGATTATTCCTAAGTAAGGGTGTTCACCTTTTTTCTCCATTCTTTTCCTCCTGTCTTAATATGTAAATTGCTATCATTGTATAGTGTATAATCTTTAGTAAGTCATCAATGTTCTTACCATCTTTTTTACCAAACCTCATGGCATATTTCATGATGTTGCCCATAGCAAATCCTTCGCCATAACCCGCATCAAGTATCATGTCAGTAGCTTGATATTTTCCATGTGAATAGTGCTTGTCATAAGTACCATCAACATAATGTTCTATCATTTTTAAAATAACTTTTTCGTCAAATTTATAATTCATTGTCTTTCCATTCATCAGGTAAATTGCCTTCATAGAACCAACGGAAGTCATTGGCTTCTGCCCATTCAGCATGAGTTCTTTTACTGCCGTCTCTTCTTTTCTTAGCTTGAGGCATAGGGGCATAAGGTTTTTGAAAAAAGAAAACTAATTCAACATTATCAGGTAAAGCATCACGAATGTGAATGTATTTACTGTACTCTGCGTAATCCCAAAACCTACCCTTAGCTTCAATTAAGATAACCTTTTCATCATCAAATACTCTGACAAAATCAGGTTCGTATTTCTTAGGAATATTATAACTAACCGTATCGTAATGATGCAGCCATTTGTTAAATAATCTTTGATGTATTTCGTATTCCCAATGGCTATCATAGCCTCTAGGAATACCTGCCTCTTTTTTAGGTCTTGGTTTTCTTGGTTTTCTTCTTGCCATTTTTCTTTACAGTAGAGTCATAGTTCTTAGCAAGTTTCCAATACTCTAAAATATTATTAAACATTCCTAAGTGTTTAGTGTGTG